TTTCTACGACATCAATACAAAGACGTTCTACACGCCGAATACGAACCAACAAACAAAAATCACAGGAGGTGAAAAGCAGAGTGAACCAGAAAATGAGCGTTGAAATCCGCAGCGATGCGGTATTGCTCGATGGATACGTAAACGCAGTTGGTCGAGACAGTCGCATACTCACAGACAGAACGGGAAAGAAGTTCGTTGAGCAAATTGTACCGGGAACATTTCAAAGAGCGTTGGAAAAAGGCAACAACATAGAAATTGACCTAAACCACAACAGAGTTTTGGGAAGCCGTGAAACTGGCGAGGTCGAGCTTTACGAAGATGCTATTGGGCTACGAGCAAAGGCTTTGATTTCAGACCCCGAAGTGCGCAGCTTAGCCCGAAACAACAGGCTGACGGGCTGGTCGTTTGAGTTTATACCAAAAGACCAGACGATAGAGCCAACGGACAACCCTGAGATTGAACGCAGATATCTAAAAGATATTTACCTAAAAGCGGTATCAATCTTATCAGTAACGCCTGCTTACATTGCGACAAGCATTGAAGCAAGGAGCGAGAATGCCGAAGCCTATGAGGTTCGTGCATTAGAAACAGATGTTGAGGTTACGGAAATCCGCAACAATGATGTGGAAATTTCCTACGACCTATACGAAAAACAAATAGAACTATTAAAATTTGGAGGAAAAGTATGAAAGAACTTATCGAAAAGAGAAACGCATTAGTTGAGGAGCTGGAACAGCTCCTGGCAACAGTCAAAGCAGAAAAAAGAGCTTTGACAGACGAAGAAAACACGCTATTTGAAGCTAAAAAAGCTGAAGTAGCACAGTATGACAAGACCATCAAGGCACAAGAGGAATTCCGTGCATTGAATTTGAAACCTGCTGGCACAGCAGACGGCGATGACGACAGCGAAGCTGAAAAGAGGGCATTGGAGGAAAGAGCGTTTGTTAGCTATATGCGCGGTGAAACATCTTCTATGACCGCAGGCGAAAACTCAAAGATTATCCCCACTCACATCGCAAACAGGATTATCAAGGCAGTTAGCGAGCGCAGCCCTATTTTGACAATGGCAACTGTGTTCAACATAGGCGGCAACCTTGCATTTCCTATATTTGACAAAGGCACACTCACAGCTTCATTTGTTGACGAAGCGACCGCTCCCGACTTGGGCAAGGGTAGCTTTGACACAATCAAACTCGAAAGCTATATCGTAACAGCACAAACAGCAATTTCAAGGAAGTTGCTCTCAAACAGCGACATCGATGTGCTACCCTTCATTATCTCGCAGGTAGCTGAAGCAATAGCCGACTTCTTAGAAGAAAAGCTCATTGTTGGCGCAACCGTTCTTAATGAATCTGACGGCTCAACAAAGATAAGCATGGACGGCGTTATGAAGGCGACCACAGCGGTTACAACCGATAATTCAAGCGCAATTACAGCCGAAGAGCTTATCGACTTGCAAATGAGCGTTCCAACCGTTTATCAGAACAAAGCATGCTGGATTATGCACAGCAAGACCGCAGCAGCTTTGCGCAAGCTCAAGGACGGTGAGGGCAGATATTTCTTGCAACAGAACTTGCGTGAGGGTTTCCCCTACATGTTGCTCGGTAAGCCCGTTTACATCACCGATTCAGCACCCCAGATTGCAAGTGGCGAAACCGTTATCGCATACGGCGATATGAGCGGATTATATGTCAAGTTTGCACAGGCAATTGAGGTTAGGCTTGATACTTCAAAATACTCTAACAAGTATATGTGGGGCATTGAAGCATTCACCGAAGTTGACGCAAAACTCGTTGAAACACAAAAAATCCGCACTCTAAAAATGAAAGCGTGAGGTGAACTATGAGCTACAACACAAAAAACTATAAGGAGCAGGGCGGCAAAAAATGGGTTATTGACGGCGAATTGGTAGTAACCGAAAACGCAACCGTAACAGGGCTTGTGGATGTCGCCCAGCTGAAAAAGCCAACGGCAACGCAATTCGGCGGTGTAAAAGCCGCCGCCGCAGGTCCAGACGACACCGTAGAGGTGAAAGTTGCAGCAAGCGGCAAACTGTATGTACCCACATACCCCGCAGATTTACCGTTATCAGCCGCAACTGGTGAAGCGTTGGGCGGCATTATTGCAGACACAGCAACGGAAACCGACACCGTAGAAGCGAAAATCGGGGCGGATAACAAGTTGTATGTACCCACATACCCAGTTGTCCCCGAAATACCCGTTGCAGCGAATATCCCGGCAAGCGAAGCGACAACGTTAGAGTTGCTAGTGGCAGACTTCAACGCACTGTTAGCGGCACTCAAAACAGCAGGGCTTATGGCGGCAGACGAACCCGAAGGGGAAGAATAAAGGAGCGTAAACGATGAAAATAAGCGAAATTACAAACGCAATAGCTGTTAGCTATGCTCGTATTGACCTAGACGGTTTCACCGAAGCGGAGCAGGCGGCGATACTTGCGGAAATGGATATTATCCTAACAGCCGCAAAATCATACATCACCAGCTACACGGGGTTGACCATTGACGAATTAGACGAGTATGCGGATGTAACTATCGCTTGTTTAGTTCTATGCTCTGATATGTTCGACAATCGGCAAATGACCGTAGATAACGATAATGTCAATAAAACGGTGCAGACCATACTCGGAATGCACCGTCGTAACCTGATTTAAGGCGGTGGTGGTGTGGATAAACGAATACGTCTGTTAGACGTTATAAGAGACAGTAACGGCGACTACACGCTAACGCAAATTGCTTCAATATGGGCAGAGACAGACGAGAAAAAAACGAAAAACATATTTTCTAATTTCTCAATGGGTTCTGCTGGAATGGTTTTTACCGTGCGACAAAGAAACATCAACAAGGGCGGTTTTATCGAATACAAAGGTGAGCGTTATTTAATAACGAACGTAGTCCCGAAGGACAGGATGTATAACGATATTGAAACCGCCCATGTTGTTGTTGCACAGTTCACAGCATACCGCAACGAAAAAACGCTTGACGATCTGAACCGTGTAAAGCAGGAGCTAAAACGCTTGTATTCATTCCCGGGCATACTGGCAGAAAAATACCCGATGTATGAGCAACGAGAACCGCAAATCGTAAACACGCAGAAATTAGTGCTAATAACATCGAAGCTAATCGAATTAAAAACGGGCGATAAGGTCGATGACTACACCGTCAAAAATTGCCGCACTCTCGACAGCCACAAGAACGAATACGAGCTTGAAAGGAAGGTTGAGGCATGAGCAGCAGCGTAGAGGTTAAAGGGTTAGCCGAACTGATTAACGGCTTTAACTCGGTTGTTAAAGATGCACCACGAATGCGCAGGGAGTTGCACGAGCGCATGGGTGAACAACTCAAGCATGCCGTTGACAGCAACATCGCTACAAGCGGATTAAATGATAGCAGAGGTAAAATCCGCAACTGGCAAGATAAGTTCGTTGGTAGTGGTGGCGGGTATGTAGCGGTTAGAGCAGTAGCAACTTCAACAGGCCCAAACAGTCCCGGCGCAATAACTAACTACTTAGAATGTGGACATAGAACTGTATTAGGCAGCGGTAGGCGACCGAATAGAATACGAGCGAACGACACACGCAAAGCATGGGTTGACGGATTTTGGTTTTATAAAAAATCACAAGCAGACGCAAAGGGCATAGCAGAGCGTGAAGTCGAAAAATTCGTTCAGCAAATAAAAGATAGAATCGAAGGTGGTGGCGAATGAAAACAGAGATAATAAAGCTGTTGAAAGCGGCATACCCAGCGTATGAGATATACGACAAAGGATTTACGCCGCAGAACTTCACGCGCCCCTGCTTTTGTATTGTAACACACCCCAGCAAGCATACAAGGCTGAACATCAATTTATGCCAACGAACTGAAAAATATGAGATTGTCTGTTTTGAAACGCTTGACGACTACGGCTACGCAAACAGCGAAAAAATTGTTGATGACGTGTGCCGCTTATTCGATAGTGGCAAGGTAGGCAGGTCGAATGTTATTCAAGTAGATGGTGATATTGGCTTTAATGAGGGGTATGTAGATATAACCCTCGAATACTACGACACAGTTAGAACCGAACAGGGTTTTGACGAAATGGAAAAAATAAACTTAGAGGTGAGAACATGAGTATTGGATTACCCAAAATAAACGTTGAGTTCAAAGCAGCCGCAGAAACGCTGATAAGAAACGCTGGGCGTGGCGTGGTTGCTTTGATAGTGAGAGATGCTGAACCCATCGCAAGCGTGGTTGAAATGACAAGCAAAGAGGACATGGGGCGGATGTTTTCGAACGCCAACAAGAAATTTATCGAAGCGGCGTTCTTAGGTTACGAAAACCCGCCTAAAAAGGTACTTGTTGCAGTGATTGGCTTAAAAGACCCCGAAACAGGCGAGGGCGGCACCGCAGAGGAAGCACTGGAA